CTGTCATGTTGTAGCGTTGTAGGCCACCAGACACAAGTGTCTTAGTTGCCAAGTATCCGTACAGCATCAATTCGATCTCGCCTGATGTTGGTACGTTTGTTGAAAGTCTTAATACTGGACTCTCGTAAATTGCGATTGCTGATGGCACAATAATAAATGCTGAATCATCAATAGTTGTAGATACCATGTTGGCATCAACATATAGATCTAATCCAAGCACATTGCCACGAATTGATGTTGGTGATGATGTACCGCCAGCATTCATTGGGTTTTGTGATGTAAAAATTGGACGATCAGTTGAATCTTTAGCACCGATCAATAGAGACCATTGTGAAGTACCAGCAACATATGCACTTGCTAGTTCACCGGTTGCTGCGTATGCAGCTGGGCCAGCTTGTGCAATAAATGCCTGGATTCCAAGGTAAGTAGTAGCTTGTGATGTTGCAAGTGTTCCACCAGCTGTGATTTCAGCAATAACTGCTGCATCGGTTGCCTTGTTGTAAGCACGTGTCATGTTGTCAAGCATTGCTTGAAAGAATGCAGGATTCTCAGATGAACGTTCTAACAATTCTACTGAGTAGCGTTGTAATCCAGCGTACTTCTTAACAGTTGCATTTACGTATGAAGATACGATACCAGTCTCAGATGGACCAGCACCTTCTGCAGTTTCTGCAACAGTACCTGAAGTTGTAATTTTTGGATGTGAGATAGTCATACCTGAGTTAGGAATAACTTTTGCTCCGCCACATGCCTCGATAGTTGGACGTGATCCAATAAGAGTATCTACAACAGTTGTTGCATAAGATACTGGTGAGAATGCTGGGTTGGTTGAGAATGAATCATCGGCTGCAGTTACTTTTAGAGCCTTTGCATCTTCGCCTCTTACCCATAGACCAGCTTCGTGATCTCCTAATTGTGCCTTAACTGCATATTGCAGATACTTAGCTTGTGAATTGATTGGCGTACGTGGCTCAGCATAGATAGCAGCACTAATTGTTGGACGTGCGGCTTCTACTGGAGCAACCTCTGCCGGTGTAACAGTTGGCTCTGGAGTTGTATCCAAGATAGCCTCACTTTCCGTAGTAGTTGGTGTTGCATCTGCTTCGCTTTCGCTTGCAGCAACTTTAGTTACATTTGCCTCAGCAAATGCTGGTGTTTCTACCAGGCTAACCTCTTTTAAGCTTGCCTTGGTTACATATAGATAATCTTTCATCTGCTTAGATCCAGTCACTTCAACGCCTACAGATAGGCCGTCAATTAACTGTTCGCTTGCAAGTGTTAAAGCATCTTGACCTTGCATAGATGCGCTGATCTTAAAGGATGCGTAAATGCCATCTTCGGCTTTATTAAACTTTTGCATGCGCCCAATTGGCTTATCATTTTTGTGTTGCATAAGCATCTTAATCTTTCCAGGATCACCAATATCAATTGAATCTTTGGCAAATACAACTGGTCCGGCTGATGTAAACCCTACTTTTTCGTAAGGCACAATCTTGCCAGCAATTACTCTACGCTCAGTATCTGAGCTTTCAATTGCACTACTGAACGTAAGTAGCATCTTCACTCTCATTTCCGTTAGGGGTCATATCTTCCATCTTTTTAGCTTGCTCTACATCTATTAAACCTAAAGCTAACATTTTTTCTAGAGCTTCTAATCGTTTCATTGTGTCAGCACGTAAGAATGATTCCTCAATATTGAATTTTACAATATTGCTACGATTTGTGACGTCATCCATACTGAGTCTATCCTCAATCGCACAGATATAAGGTTGTAGCGAATAAGCAACAAATTCTTTACGGCCATCAATAATATTTTGATAAGTCATAGAGTTGTTCATATCAGCACTAATCATGTAGGCCGGAATATTCATCGCTCTGGCCACCTGAGTTGCCAAGTATTGAGATGCACCTTCATAAGCCATGTCTTTCGGTGAAAATCCAATATTTTCCACACTGAGAGTACTAGTTAAGTATGCAGTACTACGTGATGCTCTGGCCGCTTTCCAGGTTGCTAATAATCCTTGGATGTGATCTTCTGGCAAATCTGCTCCGGTATTTTTTAACACTGTAGTTGCCATTGGTGTTGCTAATGCAACTGCTGATGCTTTTTCAATATCTAAAGCTGATTGTATTGTGCGACCTGCTGTTTGTAATACACCTTGTGTTAATCCTTGGAATGTAATTAAAGATCCTGGACCACTCATAGGTACTTGTGAGCCATCAATTGTGTAATATAAAACTTCTGTACCTTTAGCGTTTAATTGTGCATTAACTCTTGTGTTGGCAATCCATTCAAATCGTGAAGGCCGTAAATCATCTGCATAAACTTCTGTAACACGCCAATAAGCGACACCGTAGAAAATTAGTGAGTCCACGGTGGCACTTATCGTGACGGATCGAGGTTGACGGATGTCTGGCTGCTCTAACCATACAGGAGATCCCAGTTCTTCTCCGGTAGATTTCTTATAAAGTTCTAAAGGTAAATAACTAATTACTCCAGCAATTAAATTACGGCATCTTGCTACAGCTGGTACTTGCATAGCCAAGGAACGATCCATTGGACCATATCCGAAAGAATTACCTACAGTGCCGTAACCGTAGCCATCATTCATAACAGCTGGGGCATATTGCGCCTGTACGGTTTGCTTATTATTAGTTAGACCTAATGCTGACAATATACCCATATAGGTACTTTATACCATAAAACGGACTATTGGTGCAAATTAGGCAAATATTTGTGCGGTGCGTTGCGGTTTACTTAATTGGCTTACAACCATGGCCAGAGATATTGCAGCTGTAACATCACCGGCTGATTTACGTCTAATTATGCGCCATCCAGCATCATTTGTCTTAGCAGCGCAGTTATTTAGGTGTTGTACTAGATCCGCTTGACCGCTATGAACCATTCTGCCATTAGCCATAGAATCAGATAGATCCGAGCATGCTTGGTAAAACGCCTGCCCACTTACATCAGTCATCATCCATCCGCTTTGCTCTAATTTGGTTGCAATTGATTGTGTAGCGTATTTGTCATAACAGATCATTGTTGGATGGTATTTACGAGCCCATTCATTTATATCACTTGCCATTTTTACTTCATCTATAGCAATCTCACTAGACCACAGCTGTGCAAGTCCTACTGCAATTTTTCCGTCTTTTACTTGGCCCATAACGAGAGCCCCTGATCTTCTTGTCGGTGCAATATCAAATGCCATAATTGTTGCAGGTCCAATAGGGATTTCTAATGTAGAATCACTGCATGCTTCAATAGATCCATACACCCACGGACTGACAGAACTATCTACCCATTGGCATAACATCTCTGTACGAGTAGCTTCTATGCTGTTTGTATTTACGCTCTCTTCAAGTGTCTGCTCCGTTATTAAATGGCCAAGTGCTGGGTTAGACATAGCCCATGCTTTACGATCAGTAATCTTGCAGTGTTGTGGTGCTGACCATTCGTAATAACCAAGGTTCTCTGGTGGATACGATAAGCATCTCTCACGCAAATCATTAAGCACACTACTAAATCCATCACCGGCATTACTTGTCATTAGGGTCATCGCTGCAGGTCTTGCACGTGTTACCGGTAATGCAGCTGTAAATGCTTCCGGTGTCCATTCTCGTAACTCATCTATGTATAAGAAGTCGGCAGTCTTACCACGGGGCGCATCTCTAGTAGCCGCTGCAATTTCATACCTTGCGCCATTAAGTAGCGTGATTGATTCCTGGCCATTAGCCAGGCGGATCTGTCTTACCTGGGCTTTCAAGAAGGGATTATCTTCAATTGTGTAAGCTACCTGTCTAAATGTATCTAATGCCATATTTCGATTAGAAGACATACCTAATACGTTCTTACTACCCCATAAGAAGAGATGGCTAAGTATTAACATACGAGCCAAGTGCGTTTTACCATTTTGACGTGCTACTAATACGAGAGCTGTCTTCTTACGCCAGTTCTGCTCAGCATCTACGGATAAAAGGTCATCAAGACACCAGCGTTGCCATGGGATAAGCGGCAATCCAATTTTTACAGCTAGTTCTGCAACTTCTTCGGCTCTAGACAATCCTTTTAATAATGGCGTGTGGATTCTGGGCTCAGTACTGCCAATTAGCCCGACCCCTCGTTTAATCGGGATCACTTCTGCATCATTCTGCATTTACTTGGATTGATTCTGGTTTGATAAAAGGCGAATCTGGAATGACCCGGACCGTATCGGAGAGAGAAGAGTCTGGAAAGACAGGGGGGGTCGCAGGCTTATTAAAAAAACGACCGCCTTTAGCCAGGTTACATCGCCTACATATGCTGGCACAGTTAAATTGATCGAAAGTGTCACCACCTTTAGAGCGTGGATATATATGATCTACCTGATCTGCCTCACCACCACACAGGTAACACACATACCCATCACGTGCTAGTACTGTAAGTCGTAGGTCTTTCCACTTCTTGCTACCTATCTCAGCCTTCTTATTCAATGCCAACCCTTCTTATCTAAATGCTCAGCTGCTAAACAAGCATTAGGTTCACCGTTGACCATACCATAACGATGTGCTATGTATTTATAATGTAGATCTATCTGGCCTCTAGGTGTAAGCCCTAAGACCATAGGGTTACGCATCTGACCTAAGCCATAATGACTACCATTACGTGCTTTGTAATTCCATCTAGATTCTCTATAAATTATGTAGTTATAACAATCAAACTGATCGTAAGTCTTAAACTTATTGTAAGCATAAAGCTTTAGATTCATTACATGATTATCAGCTGCAACGGAATCAGTCTTTTCAAAGCATAAGACCTCAATGAATACAAGGGTGGCAACTAGCGTGCACCTCGCGAGCGACCCCTTGCGGGGCTCGCGTTTCGGCTTTGATAGCCGATGCGATCTAGAGCGTACCATACGTGTCAAATACATAAATAAACTCATTAACATAACCGCAGGTCACAAGGCGTGTCGAAGAAAGGCACAATGTTGTACTGATCGATCCAGTTGTAATCGTAGCCAGCCTCACTCATGGTTTACCGCCCCATCCACCACCTTTGAATATTAGACCAGGTGCTGAGTAAATGCGGCTCATTTGTAAATTACATTTAGGGCATTCCATACCGGTAATATCATCATCGTAAGATTTCTGCACTGATCCATAAGTGCCACATTCATTACAGCTGTATTCATAGGTAGGCATTAGCATCCAATCCAAGCACCAGATTTTTGATACCATCGAGAAGGCTCATAAATACGCCAAGCAACTTCTTTATCCCTAGAGATTACAAAATCGTACTTATAACTGCAATTATGGCACTGTGTTTTAGATTTGAAATAGTAAATAGTTCTCCAACATATTGTTAAACGAGCAGATAATTGCCTACAAGCAGGACATTTAGGATAACCAGTTCTAAACACTTTGCTATCTCCATAGAACTTATCAGCCATTTTATTCATCATTTTGCTCCAATCAATTGGCAAGTGTGGCAGTCCACGGTGAGAAACTTCCATCCACCACACTTAGCGCATCTGCATATATCACTGTCCGGGATATGCAAAGCTTCGGCTATGTTTTTAACTCCCACGCATCCGCAGGACATGCACTGGTACGCCTTGAAGCCTTCGGGCGTATCTAGTTGCTCTAGCCATAAGAACTCTGTCTTAGCCTTACAGCCATTACATTTGAATTGTGGGTACATTATGATAATATCCTTATTGCCTACATTGGCATTGAGTACAAATCAAGTAATTACCACTATGTAT